CAAGGCGTACAAGGGCGCACACTTTGCCACTTACCCAAAGGACTTGATCCAACCGTGTGTACTGGCAGGAACTAGCGAACACGGATGCTGTTCAAAGTGTGGTAGACCTTGGAGCAGAGAGGTAGAAATAAAAAGAACATTTGAAAGTGGTAGTGGAAGAAGCGGTAATCTGCCAGAAGGAAAGAACGGAAAAAACCTACAAGGTGGTGGAGAAACCAAAGATATTAGAAGAGGCCCAGTTTGCCATTCTAAAACTATCGGATGGGTTCCATCATGCACTTGCGAAAATGCCACAATAACTCCGTGTACGGTGTTTGATCCGTTCACAGGCAGCGGCACAACTGCTGTGGTGGCATTGACTCACGGACGAAACTATATCGGCACAGAACTAAATCCTGAATATGTGAAACTGGCAGAAGCACGAATTGCTCAAGAAGTCCCTAATACTTTAGAAGGAGTATTTGAATGAAAAAGAAACTAAAGCCAATCGGAAAATGGGTACTAGTCGCAACCAAACTGGGTGGGCAAAAAACCACCGAAGCGGGAATCATTTATAACGAAAAGGTTACTTGTAAAATGGTTTGGGGTGAAGTTGTGGATATCAGCCCTGATCTGACCGAGGACATTAAAATAGGCGACAAGGTGATGTGGGACTTGACAAAGAACCTTGGTCGCGGGTATGATGGCAAGGACTTGGTGCATCAGGACTGGATCGCAATGGTGGAGAGATAATGGACTTCTATACAAGCGTTGATCTTCGTGGCAAGAATGTGCTGTATCGCGGATGGCGAAACGGGTGTCGTGTACACGAAGCGGTTCCGTTCTGCCCAACGCTGTATATCAAGTCCAAGCAGCCCACAGGGCTAACAACCATCTACGGCAACCCCGTGGAACCCATAGACTTTGAAAGCGTGAATGACGCTCGTGAATTCATTGACAAGTACAAGGATGTCAGCAACTTTGAGGTGTACGGCAACACAGGTTTCGTATATCAGTACTTGTATAAAGAGTTTCCACACGAAGTGGAGTACGATTTCTCCCGTCTGCGTGTAGCCTTCTTGGATATTGAGACTTCGTGTGACGGCGGATTCCCGTCTGTGGATTCGCCCACCGAACGCATTATTGCCATCACGCTGACTGTGGGCAAGAACACCTATGTGCTTGGGCTTGGAGACTTCTCTCTTGAAGGCGTGGAAGCAGAGTGCTTTGCAGACGAAGAAAGCCTGCTGCGACGATTCGTGGAGATTTGGAAGCACGAAGACCCTGACATTGTGACAGGATGGAATATTCGCTTCTTTGATATTCCGTACTTGGTGGCTCGCATGAATTGGATTGCCGAAGAGTGGGGCAATGCCCTGTCGCCGTGGGGGCGGTTGCGTGAAATGACCGTGAACCGAATGGGACGCGACCAAAAGGTGTTTACCATTGCAGGTATTTCCACCCTTGACTATTTGGAACTGTACATGAAGTTCACCTATGTCAAGCAGGAGTCGTACTCCCTGAACCATGTGTGTTCGGTTGAACTGGGTGAGGAAAAGGTTTCGTATAACGAGTACGATACCCTTCAGGAGTTCTACACACAGAACTTTCAAAAGTTCATGGAGTACAACTACAAGGATGTGGAACTGGTTGCCAAACTGGAAGAGAAACTAAAACTACTTGATCTTGCTGTGGCACTAGCGTATTCTGCCCGTGTAAACTTTGAAGATGTGTTCTCCCAAGTCCGTACATGGGATGCCATTATTCACCATCACTTGATGAGCAAGGGCATGGTGGTTCCGCAGAAGCGTGAAGCAGAAAAGAAGGAACAGTACGCGGGTGCGTATGTGAAAGACCCCCTTGTGGGAATGCACGATTGGGTGGTGAGTTTTGACTTGAACTCTCTGTATCCCCACCTTATCATGCAGTACAATATTTCACCTGAAACCAAAGACACCAATCCCATATGGAAGCGAAATTTGGTTTCGCCTGATTCCATCTTGAGCAGGAATCGTGGTGAAGTGGTCAAGACATTTATTGATCCTGCTGAATACTTGAACGATGCCAAGACGCACAATCTGTCGGTTGCAGCAAACGGCGTAGCGTTCCGCAAGGATCGTCACGGCTTCCTGCCTGAACTCATGGAAATCATGTACGAGGAACGCAAGCGGTACAAGGAACTCATGTTGGGCAAGCAGAAGGAATTGGAAGCACTTCCGCCTGATGCTCCCGCAAGCAAGCGCAAAGCCATTGAGTACGAGATTTCCAAGTACAAGAACTTTCAGATGGTGCGAAAGATTCAGTTGAACTCCGCATACGGAGCCATTGGAAACGAGTACTTCCGGTTCTTTGATGTGGCACTTGCAGAGGCTATCACCCTGTCAGGGCAGTTGAGTATTCAATGGATCGGTGAAGCACTCAATCGGTATCTAAACAAACTTTTCAAGACCACAGGCGAAGACTATGTGATTGCCAGCGATACCGATTCCGTGTATCTGAAACTTGGTCAGGCAGTACGGCAAGGCTTCAAGACCGAACCCGAACCCGAAAAGGTTGTGCCGTTCTTGGACAAGTTCTGTGAGCGTGTGCTGCAACCGTTCATTGACAAGGAGTTTGCAGAGTTGGCTAGCGTGACCAATGCGTATGCCAACAAGATGTTCATGGGGCGAGAAGTAATTGCACAGAAGGGCGTGTGGACTGCCAAGAAGCGGTATATGTTGTCGGTGTGGAACAGCGAAGGCGTGCAGTACAAGACTCCCAAGTTCAAGATCATGGGTATTGAAACCACGCGGTCCAGCACTCCTGCGTTTGTGCGTAAGGTGCTGAAGACTGCAATTGAAATGGTGCTGCTAAAGGACGAGTCCACGCTACAGGATTTTGTGAAAACTACCCGTGAAAAATTCAAGGCATTGCCCCCTGAATCAATGGCATTCCCCCGTTCAGTAAACGGAATGGGTCAATACAAGGACTCACAAACCGTATATCGTAAATCCACACCTATTGCGGTCAAGGCTGCACTGCTCCACAACCACTTGGTGCGGAAGCACAAGTTGGACAAGAAGTACAGGATTATTGGTGAGGGAGAAAAGATTAAGTTTATCTATTTGAAGACTCCCAATCCTATACACGAGCATGTGATTGGTTTCACAAATTCCTTGCCCGCAGAATTTGAACTAACAAAATATGTGGACTGGCAAATGCAATTTGACAAATCGTTTATTGAACCGCTCCGCAGTATTACAAATGCTGTGGGATGGAAAACTGAACAACAGAATACTTTAGGCTCGCTTTTCGTTTGATTCGTTGATAGATACTGTGCTCTACTATAACCCCTTACAATGGAGATTTACAAATGGCAACACTAATTTTGAAGATGCGTAGCGGTGAAGAGATTATTGCAAAGGTGACTGAAAAGTTTACTGGTGAGAACATTACTGGATATCATCTAAAGAATCCGTGCATGTTGATTCCTGTTCCCGGTCGCAACGGTCAGGGTGCTAGCCTTGCCATCGTGCCGTGGATGGCTTCGATCAAGCAGGATCAGGGTTTTGAAATTCCCAAGGATGCCGTGCTGTTTACCGCAGAACCAATGGACGATCTAGCCAACGAGTTCAGCAGTGCTTTTGGTTCAGGACTCGTGATTCCTAGCAAGGAGATGGCGATTCCCTCGCTCAAGTTGACTACTTGAGATGGCAATTATTGAATTAAATAAGCAGTACCTTTGCAACCTCCTTCGTGAGAGGAAGGAGTGGTTGCAAAATGAAGTAAAGAGATTGATGCTTGACAAAGCGTCGTCTTCTGTTATGATTGAGCAGTACATCGGTGAGATGGAAACTATTGACACACAACGAAAGGCATTAGGCAAATGAATCTAAAGGACATTCTAAAGGCATCAGGCAACAAGTACGGCAAGATTGCAATTGAAGGGCTGGACGGTAGCGATACCCAATCGTACATTTCCACAGGCTCGTATTCGTTCAACGCTTTGGTGAGTGGTTCGCTGTACGGTGGTCTGCCTGACAACAAGATTGTAGCCCTTGCAGGCGAGCAAGCCACAGGCAAGACCTACTTTGCCCTGAATGTGGTTCGTGAATTCCTGAATGTAGACGAGTCTAGCATGGTGATATACTTTGATTCCGAGCAGTCCATCACTAGCGAAATGCTAGAGTCTCGTGGCATTGATCGGCAGCGGGTTGCGGTTCTGCCTGTGGCTACTGTGGAAGAGTTCCGTCACCAGTGCATTTCAGCCATTGACAAGTATTTGGAAACCGATGAAGCCAAGCGTCCACGCATGATGATTGTACTGGATTCGCTAGGTATGTTGAGCACCGAAAAGGAAATGAACGACACCGCAGAAGGCAAGAACACCCGTGACATGACCCGTGCACAGGTGGTCAAGGCTGCGTTTCGTGTGCTTACCATCAAGTTGGGGCACGCTCGTATTCCCATGATTATGACCAACCACACCTACGATGTGGTGGGTGCGTATGTGCCAACCAAGGAAATGGGTGGCGGTGCAGGACTAAAGTACGCTGCGTCCACTATTATCTACCTGTCCAAGAAGAAGGACAAGGTGGACAATGAAGTGGTGGGCAACATCATCCATTGCAAGACCTACAAGAGTCGCAAGACCAAGGAAAACAAGATGGTGGATGTGCAGTTGAACTTTGATACGGGGCTGAATCCGTATTACGGGCTGCTAGACATTGCCATCAAGTACGATATTTTCAAGAAGGTGTCCACCAAGGTTGATGTGGGTGGCGGCAAGACTGCGTTTGAATCGCAGATCATCAAGAATCCTGAAAAGTATTTTACCAAGGAAGTCATGGACAAGTTGGAGGTTGCGGTTGCCAAGGAGTTCTGCTACGGCAAGGACGAGCCGACCCCGACCGAGGAAACTGAAGAATAATTGAGTTAGTCTCGTGGAAGTCAACAAAATTTATCATGGGAATTGCCTTGATGTTATGGCAACCTTTCCTGACAATTCTGTAGATTTGATTGTTACTTCTCCTCCGTATAACAACTGGAGGAATCGCCGAACTCAAGCAAACCGAAAAGATTATTGGAAACGAACCAACATCGTTTACGATAATTACTCTGACAAAGAAGAGGACGATGCGTATGAGGCAGGTCAAGTAGCAGTCATAAATGAAATGGTTCGTGTTCTGAAACCCACAGGAACCATTTGCTATAACCACAAAGACAGAATATTCAATTTTCAAGTAAAAAGTCCAATTGAATGGATTCTGAAAACCAATGCAGTATACAGGCAAAGAATCACATGGGACAGGTGTGGAATGCAAGCATATAACCCTGTGCGGTTCTATCGTGTAGAAGAGGACATCTACATTTTAGGAAAGCAAGCCAAAGGATTTACTTGGAACAAAGAGGCAGCAAAATTTTTGAGTGTGTGGAGAATTGTTCCTAATAAAAATGTACACGGACACAACGCCACTTTCCCAGAAGAACTTGTTCACCGATGTGTTCTTGCTTTTACCGAGAAAGATGATATAGTACTAGACCCATACAACGGAACGGGAACCACAACAAAGGTTGCCAAAGAAATGGAAAGACGATATATTGGTATTGATATTTCTGAAAAATACAATACAACAGCAGAAAGCAGGCTTGTATGAGTACGATTGAACAAACAGTTATTGCAGGACTCATCAACAACGAAGAGTTCTGCAAGAAGACTGTGCCATTCCTTCAAGAAGAGTACTTTGCCAATCGCCCTGATCGTGCGGTGTTCCGTGAGATCAAGGGATTCATTGAGAAGTATAAGGGGGTTCCCTCCAAGGAAGCCCTCCTTATCTCTTTGGAAGGCGACAAGGCTCTTACCGAAGACGAGATCAAGCGGTGCAGGGAAACTGTGGACGCGGTGTGTAGAAGCGAAAAGCAAGACACCCAATGGCTATTGGACACCACAGAAAAGTTCTGCAAGGACAAAGCCATCTACAATGCCATTCTTGAATCCATTCATATTATTGATGGCAAGGACAAGGTGCGTACACCCAATGCTCTGCCTGATATTTTGAGCAAGGCACTTGCGGTTTCTTTTGACACAAATATTGGTCACGATTACCTTGAGAACTACGAGCAGCGTTACGAAGTGCTGCATCGTGAAGAAGACAAGATTCCGTTTGACTTGGAAATGTTCAACTTGATTACCAAGGGTGGTGTGGCTCCCAAGACTTTCAATGTGGTCATGGCAGGCACAGGCGTGGGTAAGTCGCTGTTCATGTGTCACCACGCAGCGTGTTGTCTCATGCAGAACAAGAATGTGCTGTACATCACGCTGGAAATGGCAGAAGAGCGTATTGCAGAACGCATTGACGCAAACATCATGGACATCACGATGGATGAACTCCACGATCTGCCTCTTGATATGTACGAGAAGCGGTTGCAAGCGTCCACGCGGGGCGTGAACGGCAAACTCATCATCAAGGAGTATCCCACTTCGGTGGCTAATGCCAACCACTTCCGTGTGCTGATGGATGAACTAAAACTCAAGAAGGGATTCACCCCTGATATTGTGTTTATTGATTACATCAACATCTGCTCGTCTGCTCGTCTCAAGAGCGGTGGAAACAATGTGAATTCGTACAGTTACATCAAGGCTATTGCAGAAGAGTTGCGTGGGCTTGCAATGGAAAGAAATGTGCCCATCTTTACAGCCACACAGGTGAACCGTTCAGGATTTTCATCCAGTGATGTGGAACTCACCGATACTTCAGAGTCGTTTGGTCTGCCCCATACCGCAGACTTTATGGCAGCACTTATTACAACTGAAGAATTGGAAAAGGCAGGGCAGATCATGGTGAAGCAGTTAAAGAACCGCTACAACACCAAGGCTGCAAACAAGAAGTTTATTGTGGGCTTGAACTACGCCAAGATGAAGTTCTACGATGTCAAGAAGGAAGAGTTTGAAGACCTGACTGATGCCAAGAGCACCAAGGAAGAAGGATTTGGAAGTGGTTACGGCAAGAAGGAGTTTGCCAAGAAGTTTGGCAGCAAGGACGCAAGCGACTGGAATTTCTAAATGAGTATTCTGACAGACAAGAAATATATTAACTTGGTGTCTCCACAACTTCAGAAGTTTAAGTGGAAGGGTGCTGATCTTGCAAACTGTCGGTGTCCCCTTTGCGGAGACTCACAAAAGAACAAGAACAAGGCTCGTGGTTTTTTCTTTCCCAAGAAGAACGATTTTTACTACAAGTGCCACAACTGTGGTATTGGGCACACCGTCTACAAGTTCTTGGAGATTGTAGCCCCTGTGCTGTGTCGTGAATACGCACTTGAGCGGTGGCGTAACGGTGAGAACGGGCATTCCAACTACCCCAAGCCTGATGAAACCGCAATCATCAAGCCCAAAATAAATATTACACTTCCGCGTATTTCAGACCTGCCATCCGATCACGCTGCTCGCGTGTATTGTGAAGGGCGAAAGATACCGTGCCCTGAACGGTTCTATTTTTGCGAAGGGTTTGGAGACTGGGTGCGTGGCATTGACCCTACATATACCACCGTCCCCAATGACGAGCGTATCGTCATCCCGTTCTTTAACAAGAGCGGTGAACTGTTGGGAGTACAAGGGCGAGCCGTTGGAGGCTCAAAGAACGCCATACGGTACATTACTGTGAAATTTGTCAAGGACGGCAGAATGTTTTTCGGAGGCGATACTGTTGACTACTCACAACGAGTTTACGCTACTGAAGGCCCGATTGACTCTGTATTTTTGGATAACGGCATTGCTTTCGCTGGCAGTGAGTTGGGAGATGTGGTTAAGCGTTTCAATGATGTGGTTGTTGTTTTGGACAACGAGCCTCGTAACCGAGAAATTGTGCAAGCCACGCGAGAAGCCATTGAAGCAGGCTACACAGTCTGCGTGTGGGGTTCTGGAGTACTAGAAAAAGATATTAATGACATGGTGCTTTCAGGCAAGTCTCCACAAGAACTGCAAGCAGACATTGATAGATACTCGTGTAGTGGTATGGAAGCGCGACTGAAATGGAGCCAATGGAAAAGGATTTAATATGAATCAATATGAAATAAACCCAATAAACTCTTGGTGTAACGACGAGGTTGGCAAATTGCTAGCAAATCGTATAGCAAATATGCCAATTCTCCAAAGAGTTGAAGCAGTTTCAATGTGTCAGATGTTTTCTTTTTGGAGAGAAGTGCAAGAGTGTATGATTCTTGCGGCTGAAGAAATCAAAACCCTAAAGGCTAAAATTCAAGAACTAGAGTCTAGGAGCACCACATGAGCGAAGAAGAACACGAAGACGGTCACAGTTTCAAGCACCCCGTGGTGGCTTATGCTTTTGCAATTGTTGAATACCTGAAGAACACCAATCCTGAACTGTACAAGCGAGCGGTTGAGTACGCTGAAGACCTGACAGGTGTTGAACTTGAAGGGTTTGAGTTGGAAGAAGTGGGTGGCGAAGACATCAGCGAAAACAACCACGAAATCACCGACGAAGACATGACTGACGGCTGGTTTGGAGACACCGATGAAACCGAGTGAAACCTTTTACTCTGTGCTAAACTGTGGTCATGTGGAATATGTGGATCACATGGGTAGTGATCTTACTGTTGTGAACGCTGCCCGTGTGTCTTTCAACAAAGAGAGTGATTGGGGAGTAGACGAAGCCGCAAAAAAGAGACTAACCGATAGTGGTTCTAGATTTGACGAAAACGAACTGCGTGTGTTGCCACAAAAGGATGAGCGGCTGATTGCGTATTTGGCTAAACACAAGCACTGGACTCCTTTTGCCCATCCACAAATCACGCTGCGGATCAAGGCTCCCGTCTTTGTGCGTACACAACTGTTCAAGCACAAGGTAGGCATGGTGGAAAACGAAGTGTCTCGTCGGTATGTCACAGACGAACCACAGTTCTACACCCCTGATTGGCGAGCAGCACCCACCGATGGAGCCAAGCAGGGCAGCAGCGATTTTGTTGACGATCCCATGTTGGTGGATGAAATGGATGTGATGTTTAATCGTGTAGTACTGGAAGCACTTGACGCATACAACCGGTTGTTGGCTCGCGGAGTTGCTCCTGAACAGGCACGAGCGGTTCTGCCACAGGGAACCTATACAGAGTGGTGGTGGACAGGTTCGCTGTCTGCATACGCCCGAATCTACGCACAACGGGTTGACGCACACGCACAATGGGAAGTCCAGCAGTACGCCCAAGCAATTTCTCAAATTATTGCTCCCCTGTTTCCCCACTCTTGGAAAGCACTAACCACACTCCCTACATAGTAGGATGGAACAGTTCAAGCGATTCTCACAACCAAAAGACTCGCAAGAGCCAACAAAGCCTCTACCGTTTTCGGAGGGGCGTTATGGCTTTGGTTCACAGTTTACCCTGACTCACCGTGTCAAGGGCACAGACTACAAGATTGGTGATCGGTTTACATATATTTCACAAACCGAAGCGGTTGCACACGATCCGTATATTTTGAAGATTGGTGACGGTATTGGCGAACACTGCTTTATTGATCCCAACGGTCGTGCTGTGGTGCTGTCTGCTGATTTGGGTGTGGTGAACACCTTGTTTGAGTGGGTGGAACCGCTGCCAAAAACTGTAGTGATTACTGAAGGTGAAGAGTTTGTGCCTCCACCGCCCACACCTGTGTACATTACGGAATCCCAGTTCAAAGAATTCCGCAAGGGTTTGGCTACTGTACTGTCTGAAATTGCGGCTATTGTGCCCAAGGTTGGACAACAGGGGTTACGGGGCGAGCGTGGCGAAAGGGGCGAACAAGGCGAGCGTGGAGAAAGTGGATATACAGGTTGGCCCGGCGACAAGGGTGAACAGGGCGTTCAAGGCGAAAAAGGTGAAAAAGGAGATAAAGGCGATGCAGGCGAAAACGGCGAAAAGGGTGAAAAAGGTGAGCAAGGCCCAAAGGGCGAGCGTGGCGAAAGGGGTGAAACAGGTGAGAAAGGCTCTAGCGGAGATCGTGGAGAAGTTGGGCCTCGTGGTGAGCAAGGGGAGAAAGGTGATAAAGGCGATAGAGGCGAGGCTGGAGTACGAGGTCAAGACGGCAAAGACGGAAAAGACGGCAAAGACGGTGCGGAAGGTAAAGCGGGAAGAGTGGGGGAGAAGGGACTAAAGGGAGACAAGGGCGACAAGGGTGAGCGTGGTGAGAAGGGTGACAAGGGTGATGTTGGTGACAGCGGACTGCTGACTGCCAAATTCCCGCTTGTTTACGATGCCCAAGAAAAGTCCATTGGTATTGACGAAGCCCGATTAGACAAAATCCTGAAGAAGATACTGGGTGGCGGAAAGGTTTCCGCCCAAGATATGGGATGGCTTGCGTCCACAGGTGGTGGCGGCAAGGTGGCTGTGTATGTGAACGGAGTGAAGGTTACTCCTGATGTTCGTACATTGGATTTTACGGGTGGATCGGTTTCGTACACCAAAGTTGGCGGCAAGGTCACGGTAAACATAAGCGCAACGGGTGGCGGTGGCGGGACAAACTTTTATTATCAGGAAGACGCACCAACACTGGGAGTCACGATTGGTTCACGGTGGATGGATTCCGACAACGGACAAGAGTATGTGTATGTGAATGACGGAAACAGCAACCAGTGGGTGCAGCCCACCGTGAATCCGTTCTTCGGTGCTGTCACATATACCACCACAGCGGTGACGGGTGCAACATACGAAGCCACCGCACAGGACTACTATATTGGAGTAAGTTATGCGGGAACCCCAACGGTGTATCTGCCGTCTGACCCAAGTATTGGCAGAGAAGTGGTGGTAAAGGACGAATCAGGAAACGCAGGAGCAGCCAATCGGTACATTACCGTGCGTGGTGCAAGCGGTTCAAGCGAGACTATAGACAATCAAGACTCTGCGGTTCTGAACCTAAATAATGCAGGCGTTCATTTCATTTATAGAGGCGGATGGAGAATTATATGAGTTACCTGTTCAACAACAAGGTTGGTTTCGTTGACAATGCAGTGGACGCTTTCAACCGTTTAAAGGTTGCCAATCCGTTCACGCTGTTTGACAGCCAACAACGCTACCAAAGAAACGACAAGTGGGACATTTTTGGAGTCACAGGCGGAACTGCCTCTTATGTTATCACCGAGAGTGCGGTGAAACTGTCTGTGGGCACAACCGTTGGCAGCAAACTCACAACCGAAACCAAGCGTGTATTTCCGTATCAGCCGGGAAAGTCGCTGCTTGTACTCAACACATTTGCCATGAACACCCCAAAGGAGGGGTTACGGCAGCGAATCGGATATTTTGGAATAACAGGTGGAGCCACAGCGGGTACTCCGTATAATGGAGTGTATCTACAGCAAGACGGCTTGACTTTATCCTTTTGCTTGGCAAGCGCATCATTGGCAACCACAACCACCGTGAACCAATCACAGTGGAACGGCGACAAGTTTAACGGAACTGGAGCGTCAAGCCGAACGCTTGATGTCACCAAAGGCAACATCTTTTGGACGGATATTGAGTGGTTGGGCGTGGGCGATGTGCGTTGCGGATTCTTTGTGGACGGAAAGCCTGTGGTAGCCCATACTTTCCACAACGATAATGTCCACCCCACCACATACATGACCACGGCTGTGCTGCCTATACGATACGAAATAGAAAATACGACCGCACAAGCCGCAGGCAGCACACTCACACAAATCTGTTCAAGCGTCATCAGTGAAGGTGGATACGAAGGCTTTAGCCGCAGATACAATGTGACGCATAGCGGAGCCACGCTGATGGGACTTACAACCGCAGGAACGCAGTATCCGATTGTTGCTTTGAAACTGAACTCCAACAGACTTGACAGTGTGATTGTTCCGTCCAACATTAGTGCTGTTGTTCAAGACAGCACAAACAACAAGGCTGACACCGTTCAGTACAGAATCCTGTTGAATCCTACCCTGACAGGTGGATCGTGGACTACGCACTACAACGGAAATGTGGACTACAACACCACTGCAACAGCCGTGTCTGGCGGAACAGACATTATCGGCGGATACATCAATAGCAGCGGAGCGTTTTCCGTGTCTGATATCAACGATTTCAACTTTCAGTTGGGAAGAACACAAACAGGAGTTAGTGATGTGATTGTACTCACAATGACTCCTATTAACAATGGTGCAAAAATTTCTGCCGACTTCTCTTGGTTTGAGATCGTATAATGCCCCTCGACTTCCCATCAACACCAGTACTGAATCAAGTCTACTCCCTCGGCGGCAAGTCGTGGAAGTGGAACGGTGCTGCATGGGAAACCTACAACGACAATCTCGGCGTTGATTTTGTTGAAACAGTAAACGGAATCACGGGCGATGTGTCCGTGGTTGGTGGAACTAGTATTTCTGTGGTATCCGCAGGAAAAACACTAACAGTAAACTACACTGGTTCTAGTGGTGGAACTTCTATAACCGATTATGTGTCTGCATTCAACGGACTCACAGGTGCAGTTCAAGGTGTGTCGTCTGCAAACGGACTAACAGGCGCAGTAGCATTCCGTGCAGGAGCAGGACTCACGCTCTCCACATCGGGTGGTGGAATCTCGTTTGCAATACATTACGGAGCAACAGGTGCGGGTGCACCTTTCAGTATTGCTTCTCCTACCAATCTTGATAAATTCTTGTTTCAGGACAATGAAACAGGACAAATGCAAATAGTATCGTACTCAACTATTTTAGCAAAGGCTGCTCAAGTAGGAGAGGTTTTGTCAACCTCTTCTACATACACCCAAAGCAACACCAACTTTGTGGTTCAAAACACTTCAACTGGGGTAACTCAACTGGTTTCTGCTAACAATGTATTTTCAAGTATTGATGGTGGTATTTACGACGATGAAATGCCGCTATAATAAATACCATAACAGGGATATTCGGTGTCAGTACAAATAAGCATATCAAAAGGCACATCAAACCCCACTTCCTCCACCGGATTAACCCTTGGTGAGCCTGCTTTTAATTATTCTAACAATACACTTTGGCTTGGTAAAGGTTCTGGAGTGTCTCCAGTGTGGGTTGGTGCTGGTGTCTGTGGTGCTTCTGGAGGAATTGCCGCTGGCATCACTACTCAAATTCCTACACTTAGTGCTGTTAGAAATTATTTCTCTGCGGTGTCTTCAAATTTCATTGGGATTACTTCTGCGTATGTGTCTGCTGTTAACGGATTAACAGGTTTTTTGGGAATAACAGGCGGAACCGATATATCGGTTTCAGTTTCAGGCACAACATTCACCATCAATTACATCGGAACGGGTGGTGGAGGTGGAGGAAACGATTTTTACTATCAAAATAATGCTCCCGTAGGGGCAACCTACGGAGACAGATGGTTGAACTCTGACAGCGGTTCGGAGTATGTGTTTGTATACGATGGAGACTCATCGCAGTGGATTCAACCTGCGGTTCCGAGCGGAGTTGGTGCCACTGGACCAGTGGGAGCAACAGGAGCAACTGGTCCTCAAGGCATTCAGGGCAACACGGGTGCTACGGGATCTCAAGGAAACACAGGGCCAACTGGTTCTGCTGCAGACCTTGGGTTTGTGATTGCGATGGCAATAGCCCTATAAATAGGGAGGAGAACCTATGAAGAAACTACTAGGACAAGACGCATCAGGAACATACGCCTTCAATCCAACTGCAAAGACAGTCACCTTTTCGGGTCTGTCTCAGCAGATCACATTGGCTAATATTTTACTTATCACCAATGTAACCGCCAACACCATTATTTACAATTTTGCTAGTTCATCCACAGGAGCAGTAAGTTTTGCCAACAATGTGCTGACTCTAGACTACGACACCACATCCATGAGTGCCACAGATGTTCTGCAAATCTACCTTGACCTTGCAGGTGAAGAGTCACTACACGATCTCCTTCGCCGCATGAACAAACTGCTAGAAAGCAATGCTGTTGTTGATTCCCGTCTACGCCAAAAAGTCGTAATAGAAGCAATCGGAACCAATTTGGCAGCACCAACTGAAGTTAACACCACTATTCCTGTTTCGGGAACAGTTAGTGCAACAGTCAGTAATAACTCAGCAAGTCAACTTGTTCCAATTGCTGCGGCTAATCCATATTCATTGTCATCTTCAGCCACGGGATTAATCATGGAAGGTCCTGTTCATCAATTATGGCGTGTAGCCAATGACGCTCAAGCCTGCTACGCTCAAGCAATTCGTTCTAAACTCACATTCTCATAATAGGAATACACAATGGCAGTAACCAATCTACTAAAGACACAAGTTGATCAACCCGTATTTGAATGGATGCGTTTCGCTCCCACAGCAACAAGTAGCACTGCTACTTTGCTGTCATCTGATGAAAGTGCGCGATATATGTACTACATTGTCGGTCAGGCAATGTGGCGATATGATACCTATAGTGATTCGTGGCAAGAATGTGCTGCACCAAATATTGCTCCTGCCACTGCCGTTGCCGGAAAATATGCTGCATACGCTGGAAGCAGAGGACATACAATCAGCGCAACTTCCACCACCATAACAATTGGTGGACTTGGTAGACTGGGAAATGTTTGTGTAGGAAGTAAAATTAGAATTCTTTATGGTACTGGTGCAGGACAAGAAAGAACAATTACTGCTTGCTCGGATGGAGTGATTCACGACAATGGTTTGGCAACAACTGCCAGCGCAACTCAAATCGGTGACTCTACCAAAAAATGGAGAGTTAATCAATGGGACGGTTACAACTGTCGTTTGATATTCAGCACTGGTCAGTCTCAAGTAAGAAGAATTCTTTACAATGATACAACCACCCTGACATTCTCTGATACCAACCATCAAGCAGTAGATTCTTTTAATAATACTGGTTTTTCTGCCGTAACCCCTTTTGCAGTACCAGTAACATCTGCTGGTTCGCAAACTCACTTTGTAATTGAATCCAGTGTCTTGACTGTAGACTCGGCTTGGACAGTTACTCCTGATGCAAGTTCAATATACCAAATAATGACGGGTGGAATTTGGCTGGTGACAGCCGCAGCATCCACACCATTTGCTGCGTTTCAATACTATGATATTCTTCTGGATTCTTGGTTCACAAAAACTCCTTCCGGTCCAATGCATCATGCTGCTGCCTTAGGTACGGATTTTGCAATTGACAGAACAGGTGAGGCTGGTGGAGTATTTCTTAGTGG